AAGACAAAGTTTATCACGGGTATCAACACAAGACTTTCCTATTTTCACGGCTGGGAGCCGGCATCCATTAACGGTGGGGCTGAGAAGTATTCGGTATCGGTACTGATTCCGAAGGACGATACGGAAACCATCAATGCTATCAACGCAGCGATTGATGCCGCCATCGAGGAGGGTATCGCCAAGTTCGGCGGGAAGAAACCGAACAAGGCAGCTATCAAGCTGCCTCTCCGTGACGGCGATGTGGAACGCGACGACGAAGCCTACAAGGGGCATTACTTCATCAATGCGAACTCCAAGACGGCACCGCAGATTGTCGACAGAGCAGTAAAGCCGATTCTTGACAGAAATGAAGTGTACAGCGGCTGCTATGCCCGTGTATCACTCAGCTTCTATGCATTCAACTCGAACGGCAACAAGGGAATCGCCTGTGGCCTCGGAAACATCCAGAAGGTGCGTGACGGTGAGCCTCTCGGCGGCAGAACCAGTGCAGCGGATGACTTCGCAACGCTGGACGATGACGATTTTCTGGCATAAGGAGGATGCGAACAATGGATGCAACAACAGTAAGTGCACTGACGGAAGCTCTGGTCAACATCCTTCTCGGATGCTTTTCGGTGGTGGTCCTTACCTGGACTATGGTCGGTATTGAGACACTGATTAATGACCACAAACGCGAGAAACGCGAAAGAGAAGCCGCTGAGCGTGACGCGGCATATCACGAAAAGCGCATGGAAGAGCTTTCTAAGTAATACCCGGGGCGACATGGAGTTTTCCCTCTGCCGCCCTTATTTTTATTGGAGGATATGAAGTGAAGAATCTTGAAATAGATATCGAGACGTTCTCTTCGGTGAACCTGCCGAAGTGCGGCGTATACAAATATGCGGAAAGTCATGACTTTGAGATCCTTCTGTTCGGATACAGCGTAGACGGCGGGCAGGTATCGACGATTGACCTGGCCTGCGGAGAAAAACTGCCGGAGGATGTCCTTAATGCACTGACAGACGATGAGGTGACGAAATGGGCGTTCAATGCACAGTTTGAAAGAGTCTGCCTGTCCAGGTATCTGTCGGATATGGGACTTAGCCTCGATTCGTTTTCCGATCGTCATCCGCTGTCGACGGAGCGTGCAAGATTCCTGAATCCGGCGTCATGGAAATGCTCGATGGTGTGGTCGGCCTATATGGGGCTTCCGCTTTCCCTGGAAGGCGTCGGTGCGGTCCTTGGCCTGGAAAAACAGAAGCTCACAGAGGGAAAGGATCTGATCCGCTTCTTCTCGGTTTCCTGCAGCCCGACAAAGGCGAATGGCGGACGCACGCGAAATCTTCCGGAGCATGCACCGGACAAGTGGGAAAGATACAAGGTCTACAACATCCGAGACGTCGAAACAGAAATGCAGATTCAGCAGAAGCTAGCAAAGTTTCCGGTTCCGGAATCCGTGTGGGATGAATACCACCTTGACCAGGAAATTAACGACAGAGGAATCCGCGTGGACATGACGCTGGTAAAACAGGCGATTGCGATCGATGAAATGTCCCGAAGCAGACTGACGAAGGAGATGCAGAAGCTCACCAATCTGGAGAATCCAAATAGCGTGGTTCAGATGAAATCCTGGCTTTCGGACAACGGTTTGGAGACAGAGACCCTTGGAAAGAAGGCCGTTGCTTCTCTTATTGACGAAACGGACGGAGATGTATCAAAGGCGCTGGAACTTCGGCAGCAGCTTGCCAAGTCGTCCGTCAAGAAGTATCAGGCGATGGAGAATGCCGCATGCAGAGACAGCCGGTGCCGGGGCATGTTCCAGTTCTATGGAGCAAACCGCACTGGCCGCTTTGCGGGAAGGCTTGTACAGCTGCAGAATCTTCCACAGAACCATATGAGCGATCTGGCTGAGGCGAGAGCACTGGTGCGAAGTGGGAATACAGAGGCGCTGGATCTTCTTTACGATGACATTCCGGACACGCTCTCACAGCTCATCCGCTCTGCTTTTATTCCAGCTGAGGGCATGAAGTTCTATGTGGCAGACTTCTCCGCGATCGAGGCCAGGGTGATCGCCTGGTTTGCCGGAGAGTCGTGGCGCAGCAAAGTATTTCAGGATGGCGGCGACATCTACTGCGCTTCGGCCAGCCAGATGTTCAAGGTGCCGGTTGAAAAGCACGGCGTGAACGGGCACCTGAGACAGAAAGGGAAGATTGCAGAGCTCGCGCTTGGCTATGGTGGCTCGGTCGGAGCACTCAAGGCGATGGGCGCTGTCGACATGGGTCTTGCTGAGGAAGAATTGCAGCCGCTTGTAAATGCCTGGAGGCAGTCCAATCCGCATATTGTGGAGTTCTGGTGGCAAGTGGACCGCGCCGTAAAGAAGGTGATCCGGGAAAGAAAGCCGCAGGATGTGAATGGCATTAAGTTCTGCTACCAGAGCGGCATGCTCTTTGTCACGCTTCCATCTGGAAGGAACCTCTGCTATGTGAAGCCGCGTATCGGGCAGAACCGCTTCGGTGGTGAGTCTGTCACCTATGAAGGTGTAGGCAGCACCAAGAAATGGGAGCGGATCGAAAGCTACGGCCCGAAGTTCGTCGAGAATATTGTTCAGGGTACATCCAGAGACATCCTGATGTATGCCATGAAGACTCTTCGGTGCTGCAGCATTGTCGCTCATGTCCATGATGAGCTCATTATTGAAGCAGATCCGCGAGTTAGTCTTAAAGCGATCTGTGAGCAGATGGGACGGGTCCCTCCCTGGGCCAGCGGACTGGTCCTTCGCGCTGATGGATATGTTTGCGATTTCTATATGAAAGACTAAGCAAACGTCAGATTTTACCTCCTGCCGGGGCTACCTGGTAGGAGGTGTTTTTCTATGCAGGTAACAAAGATTGTGGATGGAGATATCTCGTACAGTGATATTCCAAAACCTACCAATGCGGAAATGCAGCACGAATACGACTATCTTCTGGCGGAGCAGATGACAAGAAATCTCCTGAACGATGGCCTTATTTCCCGGGATGAATTTGACAAAATCATGGTCCGAAATCGGCAGTCTTTCTCGCCATTATTATCGAAGATCGGGGCGAAAAGAACTTGATATCACCGGCCTTTAGAGTGATGTATGTACTACCCCAATCCGAAAGGAAGTGAGACCATGAAACGAATAACAAAGATTGAGGCAGCAGGCACCAAGCAAAAGAAGCTGCGCGTTGCAGCATACGCCAGGGTCTCGACGGACTCTGACAAGCAGCTGGTCAGCCTGGAAACGCAGAAGAACCACTATGAAAAGTACATCAAGGCAAGGCCCGACTGGGAATTTGCCGGACTGTATTTTGACGAGGGTATCTCCGGAACAAAAATGGACCGGCGCGACGGCCTGAAGCGGCTTCTTGTGGACTGCGACAAGGGGCTGATTGATTACATCATTGTGAAGTCCATCAGCAGACTCGCCAGAAATACGGTCGACAGTATCGAGATCGTCAGAAAGCTGTTCCAGCAGGGCATCTTCATTTATTTCGAGAAAGAGAACATCAGCACGAAAAAAATGGATGGAGAGCTTCTTCTCACCATTCTTGCCAGCCTGGCAGAGAGCGAATCCAGATCAATTTCGGACAATGAAACATGGAGCGTGCAGAAGCGCTTCATGAATGGAACATTCAAGATCGGCTACCCTCCCTACGGCTACAGGAACGAAAATGGCAAGATGGTGGTGGAACCAGATCAGGCAGAGACAGTGCGATTTATTTTTTCATCGGTGCTTGCAGGCAAGTCGTCAGTCAGCGTAGCGCAGGAACTGAACCAGAGAGGAATTCCATCAAAACGGGGCGGCAGGTGGGGAAGCGGTGTGGTCAAAAGCATGATCAGAAATGAAAAGTATACCGGCGATGTCATCTTCCAGAAAACCTACACGGATGACCAATTCAACCGCCACATCAATCGTGGCGAGAAGAGTAAGTATATGGCCAAGGATCACCATGAGGCGATCATCAGCCACGAGGACTTTGACGCAGCCAATGCCATTCTTGACAGAAATGCCATGGAAAAAGGCATAGAGAAGGATATGGAGAAGTACAACAATCGATATGCGATGTCGGGGAAAATCATCTGTGGCGAGTGCGGCGGCAAGTGGAAACGGGTGAAGCTGGGCGACCAGTTTGGATTCGCCTGCGTAACACATGTTAAGGACAAGAACAAGTGCAGCATGAAATCCATCAAGGAAGAACCGGTCAAGGCAGCCTTCGTCAACATGATGAACAAGCTGACGTTTGCACGGAGCAAAATTCTGGTTCCCTATGAGCAGATGTATGTGAAGGGGAGCGATCAGGCAGCACTTGATCGGCTGGATGAAATCGAAGTGCTTCTTGAAAAGAACACGGAGCGCAGGGCGCAGATCCTGCAGTTCTTCAGTAAGAGTCTTTTGGACCCGGCTGTCTATGCGGAAGAAAACGATGCGCTTCTCGAAAATGAAAAGCGTCTCCAGGCTGAGAAGGATGCACTTTCTAGCAGGATGGCCGGAGGATATGACCAGCAGGAAGCACTGTCAAATCTCCTGCATTACACGGCCAAAGGAAATCGGCTGGAAGCATTCAACAGCGAGCTTTTCACAGAGCATGTGGAACACATCATCATTTACAGCAGGACGGAGATCGGATTTGCCATGAAGTGCGGTCCGGTCTTCCGGGAAAGGATCTAAGAATGGAACATACACCATATGGATATAAGATCGTTAACGGCAAGGCTGTGATCGATGAGGAGAAAGCAGCCATACTCCGAAAGATCTGTGACAACTACCTGAGCGGCATGTCATTTGTAACAGCAGCGGCAGATGCGGGAATTACCATGAAACATAGCGGGGTCAAACGCTTGCTGCAGAATAAGAAGTACCTGGGTGACGATTTTTACCCGGTCATCTTTACGCAGGAGACCCTCGATAAGATTGAAGCGGAAAGACAAAGAAGAGAGAAAGCGCTCGGCAGGGATAGACGAAAAGGTAAAGCGATAAAGAAATCGCCAATCTATACAGAGTTCTTCATGCCGCGAGTGCCGAAGAAATATAACGATGCAATAAAGCAGGCTGAATATGCATACAGCCTGATCATAAGCGAGGTGAGCAGATAAATGCCATTAGCACAGAATATTACGGTCATTCCGGCAATACGGAAAGTCGGAACGCAGAAGCCGGAGGCCAAGGTACAGAAAACAAGAGTGGCTGCCTACTGCCGTGTGTCGACCGAATACGAAGAACAGGAATCCAGCTACGATGTTCAGGTTGAACACTACACGACCTACATCAAGAGCAAGCCAGAATGGGAATTTGTAGCGGTGTATGCGGACGACGGTATCAGTGGCACCAATACAAAGAAGCGAGACGAGTTCAACCGCATGATTGAGGACTGCAAGACCGGCAAGATCGACATGATCCTGACCAAGTCCATCAGCCGATTCTCAAGAAACACGGTTGACTGCCTGAAATACACAAGAGAGCTCAAGGCGTTGAACATCGCTGTATTCTTCGAGAAGGAGAACATCAACACCCTGGATGCAAAGGGCGAGGTGCTTATGACAATCATGGCGGCGCTGGCCCAGCAGGAATCGGAATCCTTGTCGGCAAACGTCCGACTCGGCATCCAGTTCCGAAACCAGCAAGGTAAGGTCCAGGTCAACCATAACCGCTTCCTCGGATACACTAAGGATGAAAATGGCAAGCTGATCATTGTCCCGGAACAGGCAGAGGTTGTCAAAAGAATCTATGCCGAGTACATGGACGGTGCGAGTTTCCTTCAAATCAAGCGAGGGCTTGAGGCAGACGGCATTTTGAACGGCGCTGGAAATAAAAAATGGGAAGTCAGCAATATCCGTCAGATCCTCACCAATGAGAAGTACATCGGAGATGCACTCCTGCAGAAAACCTACACGGTGAGCGTTCTTGAAAAGAAGCGTGTCAAGAACGATGGTCAGGTGCCGAAGTACTATGTGGAAGGAAGCCACGAAGCAATCATCGATAGAGACGTGTTCCTTCGGGTCCAAGCCGAGATCGACAGACGTGCCAATATTATTAAGGGAGGAAAGAAGCGAGTTTACAGTTCGAAGTATGCGCTTTCCAGCGTCATCATCTGCGGGCACTGCGGGGATATCTTCCGCAGAATCAAGTGGAACAATCATGGCTGCAAGTCGACGGTATGGCGTTGCGTCAGTCGGGTAAATAAGAAGAAAAGCGGCATCGACTGTCCGGCACGAACGGTTCATGAAGAGGTAATCCAGGAGGCGGTTGTCACGGCGGTCAATGATGTCTGGTCAAGGAAGGATGAGATACTTCCACAGCTGAAAGAGAACATCCGTGCAGTTCTTCAGGAAGATACAGATGCGAAGATTGCGGAAATTGATGCTACTGTAAAAGAGAAGCAGGAAGAGCTTCTGAACGTCGGGAAGGACGAGAACAAAATCGCCGAGATTGGCGAGGCCATCATGAAGTTAAGAGAAGAAAGGCAGCAGGTCATGACGGACGCCGCTATGAGAAAGGATGTAAAGGATCGCATTGAAGACCTTTCAAACTTCCTGGACGAACATACCGGAGCCATCACGGAATACTCAGATGCGCTGGTCAGACGATTGATCGAGAAGATTACCGTCTACGACGAGGTCCTGCTGATCAAGTTCAAGTCAGACCTGGAGATAACAGTAGATGCCTAAGCCGAAAGTACACTGAGGCAGTCGGAGATGATCCGGCTGCTGTTTTTTATGCTTTTTACCAAATAGGAATGTTAAAGTTTGCTGGAATGAGGTATAATAAATTTAACTATAAGTGAAATTAAGTTTAATTATGAGGTCAACAGAATGCTTAAGAATAATATAGAGATCGATGTAAAAGTGAAGTGCCTGGAAGAACAGACCACACAGGCAGAACTCGCAGACAAGGTTGGAACTTCTGCATCGTATGTCAGCAGGCTCATCAAGACGCCGGACAAGATCGTCAACCGGACCTTTGTCCAGATGATGGAGAAACTCGGGTATGACATCGAATTGACCTATAAGAAACGAGAAGAAGGGACGGAATAAAGCACAGGTATGAATGAATTACAGTCATTATCTCAGATTTTTCAGAACAAGCTTTTTAGAATACCGGACTACCAGAGAGGTTATGCCTGGCAGGATCCTCAGCTTCGTGATTTCTGGGAGGATCTGCTGAATCTTCAAACGGACCGCAATCATTATACTGGTTTGCTTTCTATGAAGGCGATGAACAGAGACGAGAAAAAGAAACTCGATGCCGATGACCAGTGGCTTTTGGATAGCGGATTTTTGCCTTATCAGATTGTCGACGGGCAGCAGAGACTGACGACTTTCGTGATTCTTCTTAACGAGATCCTTGAGTTTGTCCGGAACCTTCCGGAGAATGCTGACGCTGCAGATGAAAATATTTATCTGGGGTATGAGAACATGAAAGATATCAAGGCAAAATATATCAGCCGGATAAGACCGCCAGAGGGGTTTGTCATTACCTATCTGTTCGGGTATGAAAATGACAATCCCAGTGCGGAATACCTGAAGCATAAGATTCTCGGTGAAAAATATGGCGGCACGCTTAGAGAAACGTATTACACAAAGAATCTGAAATACGCCAAGGAGTTCTTCTCAAAGCAAATAGCGGCATTTTATAGAAAGCATGGGAAGGACGGACTGGCCGATCTTTACCGCAAGCTGACGCTTCATTTCATGTTTAACATCCATGAGATCGAGGACGACTACGATGTCTTCGTCGCATTTGAGACCATGAACAACCGAGGCAAGCGTTTGACGAATCTGGAACTTCTGAAGAACCGGCTGATTTATCTTACGACTCTTTACGACAGATCAATCCTGGATGAGATCAATGAAGCGGCACTTCGCGAGAAGATTAATAAAGCGTGGAAAGAAGTCTATTATCAGCTTGGCCGAAATCAGAATGCACCACTTTCGGACGATGAATTCCTGAGAGCGCACTGGATCATGTACTTCGCATATTCCCGGAAGAAAGGCGATGACTACATCAAATTCCTGCTGAGAAAGTTCTCACATAAGAATATTTTCCTGGATTCGGCCGAAGTCGCTGCACCAGAAGAGGATGATACAGTTCCTGTGGTAACCGACGATGAAGATGAAGTGGATGAGACTTCGGAGAATTCGGAACCGGAAATCAATGTGAACACACCAGGATTCCTTGCGCCCAGAGAGATTGCTGACTATGTAAACAGCCTCAACGAAACGGCTGAATACTGGTATTACTCTTTTTATCCGGATGAGTGTTCATCCATCTCGAAAGAAGAACAGATTTGGATTGGAAGACTGAATCGCATTGGCATTGGCTACTTCAGACCGCTTGTTACCGTATCACTCGTTCCGAGCGTCGGTGCCACTTCAGACGAAAGAATCGCTTTTTATAAAGCCGTTGAGAGATTCATATTCATTGATTTCCGTCTGGCTATGTATCAGTCAAGTTATCAGAGCAGCGAGTTCTACCGGAATACCCGTAAGGTATACAGAAAAGAAATGAAGCTCCATGAAGTTACTGCACTGCTGAATAAAATCACAGATGGTGATATTTCCGGTGCGCTCCAGGTGTTCGGCACCAAGATGGACAAGCGTTTTATTTCTGGGGACGGATTTTATAGCTGGAGGGATCTGAAATATTTCCTCTATGAATATGAATACTCACTTGTTTCCAAATACAAGATCGAGAAGCTGCAGTGGGCTGATTTAACGAAGGTCGTCCGTGATCAGGTCTCCGTGGAGCACATTCTGCCGCAGACACCTACAAAGTATTACTGGAGAAACCAGTTCCGGCAGTTCATTGGAAACGATGATGAGATGAAATGCCTTGCTGCTTCCCTAGGCAATCTTCTGCCACTGTCAAAGAGCATCAATTCTAAGCTTCAGAATGACAGCTTCGAAGAGAAAAAGGAACGCGGATACTACAATGGTTCTCATTCTGAAATCGAAGTGAGCAAGGAAGCAGACTGGGATGCGCAGAGAATCTATAAGCGTGGTATAAAGCTCCTTCATTTCATGGAGGAACGATGGAACTTCAAATTTGCCAGCCAGGAACAGATGGACGATCTGCTTCATATTTCCTTTGTCAACGACGGACGTGATGTTCCGGCTGAGATAAGTGAAGAAGATGATACCGACGTTTCAGATCAGACGAGCGATGATCTGAGACTGCAATATTGGACAAAAGCACTGCCGGTTCTTGCTGATGCTTTTGGCGGGAACAGCACCTATTCCAATGTCTCACCGGCGACGCGCAGCACCATTGATGGCTTTGTGGGAATCTATGGTGTTCATTTGTACTGCTCGATGAGGCTTCAGAAGCAGACACTAAGCGCAAATGTTTGGATCGACGTCGAAGACAAGGAAAAGAATAAGCAGATCTTCGATGTTATGTATCGGAGAAGAGAACAGGTGAAAGCCGCCATACCGCATCAAATTAAATGGAATCGAAGAGATGACACAAGATCGTCAACGATCAATGTCGAGCTTGAAAATGTTGTATTTTCGGATACCAGTCTGTGGGATGAGCAGATCAAATTTCTTGCAGACACATGCGTAGTGCTGAAGAATGAACTGATTGATCCATGCGCGGATGAGATTCGAGAAATCTATGGCAAGTAGTACGAATAGATATGGAAGAAAACCAATTATGAAGATTAATGAAGAAGACAGGGAGTTCATCAGTCGTTACATTCCGGATGCAGTAAACTTAATGGACGGAATGGACGGAACGGATGTTGATTCTCTGCTGATGAAAATAGACGGGTTCATTAATCGAAACGGATTTGCTCCTCCTGATTACGAATACTATAACGATCTGGGAGAAGCAGCTCAGTGTGTATATGACCGGATCTATGCGGATGCTGATATCGATGAAAAACGGAACGAAGATCGTTATTGTCCGGCAGCAGGAAAAGTGATATCCGGAGATGTATGCTATGAATTGTGGATGTGCCTGATGCGAATGTTTAAACTATCTTCTGTACCTGAGGTTGAAATAAGGGACCCTGAACAAGCAGCAGAAATTTGTGCTAAGTGTCCACGAAGCATTGAGTGGAAATGAAGAAAAGTGTAATTTAATTAGGGTGCTTTGTCGACCAATTCCCGCAAACGCCCTGATTTTTGGAATTATTTCCGTGTACGACCGACTGGAATTGTCAATATTAGTGCAGTATAAAAACCCACAAATTTATGCCGCCAGTAACTGTTGCTCCTCGAAAGCCTCTCGCAGAACGGATGGAGCCACCCCGCCGGGATTTGCCGTATAGACTCTCTTTCGGTTGTAATAGGTGAAGACGTAACGAAATACTTCGCTCTTTACCTCCTCCTTCGTCATCCTGTAGGACGGAATCCGATAGATCAGTTCTTTCTTCAGTGTTGCGAAGAAGCTTTCCATTCGGGCGTTGTCGAAGCAGTGATCGACCCCGCTCAGGCTCTGCTTGATTCCAGAGTTTTTGAGCTCATTGCGGAATGCATCGCTCGTATACTGGCTTCCGCGATCCGAGTTATCCTGAATTCGGTATAACTCGGACTATGCCGAAGAAAAAACTATGCCGAAGAAATCTAAAGTATGTATGAAACATGCCGCATAATCAAATATCTTCGGCATAGTATTCTGATTCAGTCGAGCGAGTAAATGGCCTTTCTCACAGCCT